AGGAGTGTTAAACGTCCACTCCCTCTCCAGCACCATTTGAGTGTGCGGCGTTATTCCAAAAGCCAGCTCAAAACTGAGCCTGGCATCAACTGAGATCGGTACAACAAGAGGGTCATGTAACATGGCCCGCTTGGTGTGGCGTTGAGCATCCCTCATCATTCGGCCGAAGCCTGACTCAAGGATCTCATCAGGCGGTGTGGTTTTCCACCTACGTGGTAGTCCACCAAACCTAGCACCCTGGGATCGCATCGCCTCATAAAACGATTGCATCACAGGAATGCCAGTTGACAAATGTCCGCCGCCGAGTCCCACTGTCGACATCATTGGCCCGTACATGCGTGGATCGGCCCATTTGCCAAAACCCGCAGCATCGTTAGACAATGCTTTTTGTACATTGCGAACCATGATGTACTGTTGACCATTGAACACCGGGTGGCATTGACAGAACTCGATGTGTTCCAACACTGTGACGACCTCCTCAACCACGAGAGTAAACCCAGCATCGCGGAAGAACGTGGGGATGGCGGCCAGAAGCCTATCAACATCCCCCTGCTCACATATCAGAACACAGTCATCGCCATCATTGCACACCTCCACCTGGATCCCCGTTGCACGGGTTAAGCCAAAGCACAATCCAGTCATGATCAAGCAATTCCCTAAGGCTGTGTTCATATCTCCACTCATGCGACAGCCTTTGACAGTGTACTCAATTTCGGTGTTCGTTTCACGACACCTAGCCTTGCCCTTATTGACTAATTGCCAGCTCAACAGCTCCCGCAGCCTGTCACAGTCGTGATGCAACGCATAAAGCATCACATAGACGCTGTGCTCCCACTGGAGGGCTGGCACGCTGACATGTTGGTCAAATCGGCTGGCATCCATCATGATGGCAGCTGGTCGTTTAAAGCTCAGCCACTTATCATGTAACGCCTTCCCTCGCTCAAACACATTCAGCCCTTTAAAGATGACTGGTGTGAGCGTTGGGCGATCCCATGGCACAAGCGCCGCAGCAGCATACAGCTTATGCTCAACAGGCTTGATAAAGCGGGCAACCTCTAGGTTATAGCG